CTCAATACACCAGGGGCTGTAACTAGGAGAGACCTCAATAAAGGCACCCTTATAGCTCCCATCAGTGACCACTAAAGTCACATCATTGTTTGTGATCTGTAGGCCAGCGGGGATGTCGATCTTGGATCGGCCACCACCTAAGTCGGTAACAGTTAGATCAGAGCTAGAGACCGACATATCCAAGCGAGGAGAGAAGCTGGAGAATCCAACGTCCAGGGGAGCATCGTCTGGGTCGTCTGTAAGACTTGAGGTTGACAGGCTGAAGCGTGTGCCGTCATAGGTGACCAGGTAACAGAAGTCATCTTCAGCAGCAAACAGTGAAACGTCTGCCGGATATGTCCACCGAGTCCAGCCAGCTAGCTGACGCTCGTTGCCATTGTTGAAGAACTTAAATACATAGACATCTTCACTGCCGTCGCCATAGACGAGCATGTTGTTGTTAGGCAACACTTCACCCCAAGTAAGTGCAGGGGGAAGGAACTCAGGGATCACCCGAGTGATATCAGCAACAGCAGGACGATTCTCAACGGAATCGACTGCCATCTCCATGACCTTTGCGTAGGTGGCGCTTTCAGATATGAATGAAATAGACACACCAGAGTTCAAAGGTTGAACCAGAGAGCGGTAGAAGTAGTTACTGATCTCATTCATCCTCACAGTAGCTGCTGCGAACACAAGTTCACTCGTACCGAGGAGGAATTGACTACGCTCTGCAAATAGAATTAAACCTTTTGGAGACGTTGAGACGCCTTTAATGATGGCTGGCTTAGTTGATGACGCAGTAAGGTCAATCGGGTCAGCATCAGAGATAGCAATTGCAGAAGTCTGGAAGAAGTTGAAGTAATCACCAGGCTGCGACATAACCACAGCGTCCTCAGATGTGAAGCCTAAACGGTTCGCATAGAAGAACATGTTGGAGATAGTCCGACCTACGAATGAAGGCTCGGGGTTCGTCTTTTCATCACCCACTACACGGGGTGCCCAGCCACCGAAGGCGCTGGACTCGTTGAGAGTGTCGAGGGTAAATGTACCGTCAGCCTGACGAATCAGGGCGTGGGGGAGTGTAGAGGTGTTGAAGGAGGTTTTGATACCAGGGGCGACCGTTTCCTCCCATGTACCCGCACCAGGGATGCCAGGTGACTGGGTGGTGAATCGCACGTAGTAATCATCAGAGTCTTCTTCAGTATTGGAGACCTTAAGAAGCGTTCCATCCCACCCCTGCTCGGGGAGTTTGGAGATGTCGCGGGCGAAACCTTTGATCACCGACAGGGCAGAGTTAACTGTTCCACCACGGGCAGAGATGTTGTACTCATCACCTCCCGCTCTTCTGATCCTGATTACGTTACCTACTGACTCAGCTTCGAATCCATCGAAGGCGTTGATATCAGTAACCAGCTCAGTGGCTACCAGGGAGACGTCCAGCGTCCCTGCTTCCACGTTTGAAGGTGTAGTCACCGAAGCGGTTCCGACGCTGTTATAGGCGTATATAAACCGGTCAGACGTGACTCTGATCGTAAAGGATCTACCCTTCATGGTTACACTCACCTGATCACCTACGCGCCAGCCGGTCCCACCGTTCTGGAGAATCGCATCGGTTGTATATCGGGAAACGTAACCAGCATCAGATTCAGTTTTAGAGGCCCACGATTGAGTAGTAACTACGGTACCTAGGCTGCCTGTAAAGGTGCCCTGAATCTTGTTCCGCTGATACCCCGTATTTGTTACTGTGTAGTAGAAGTCCCAGCCGTAGTCGTCGTCGTACTGAATATCCCAATTGACACTAAAACCACTGAATGCTTCTGTGAACCGCCCCTCACCAAGATCAATCAGATACTGGTTATTGTAGCTGACGTGGGTCAGTTTGTAGCTCTTAAAATTACCACCTGAAAGGTAGGCAGCACACTGATTCACTAGTCGGAAACTCAGGCCAGTCTTAGTACCATCTGTGGGGTCGTCTTCGTTGAACTCTTGAGCATCAACGTCTCCACAAGTACCTCCATCGGCTTCTTCATAGGAGCCAGGGATGACTTCAATACCAGTGGCCTGGTAGACCTTGGAGGGTTCAGAACCAGCATCATTGATGTCGACGTTGTAGGTGGTGTTGTAGGCCACCTGCTTAATAACAACGAGTGACTCAGCTTCACCTTCGGTACTCGTATCACCCGACATAGTGACGATCCTGTTCTTGTTACACAGCATCGTGTAATCAGCAATCGTCAGCTGCTCAAGGTCATAGGCACCAGCACCTGCAAAGTAAGCTGCAGCAGTACTACCTAGCGTGACGGTACGTTCAGAACCATCGTTGAGGTCGAACACCCGCACAGTAAATGTAGGGTCGCTGTAGATCGCACAGGCGTAGCGTTCATTGTTATCTCGGAAGATAGGGAACCACCGAGCATCAGCTGGGATATCGTTGGCCAGTTCTTTAACAAGATCTGTGCCTGGACGCTTACGGCATCCGAAGGTGGGATCTAGATAAACATTCTCAGCTGCTCGGACTTGACCAGGCAGCTTCACGGGGTCAGGCTGTTGGCTAACCCCACCTAAGAGGTTAGGAACCTTCTGTGAAATAGCTGCCATAATCAGTACCTATATCCAGCGTTAAAGGGTGTGTAAGTTCTAAAGTTTTCATTCTTACTTGTGCCCAGCATGTTGTAGTCACCTTGCTGAGTTTCAAATTCAAGAATTGATGCTCTTGCAGCTGCTTCTTCACGATCTCCGAAGCGAACCTGCTCAGCGGAGCCTACGGCCCGTCCAGCGAAGAGGTTGGCAGAGCGGATAGCAATGTACTGACGGAAGGGTTCAGGTAGATCCTCGAACTCAAACAGCCAGACAACATCCAGCTCCAGGTTCTCAGTGAAGGTGCTGGTGTGATTCCGCTTGTCGTAGAGGTAACCACCTCGGACAATCAGATCATACTTGTGATCAACATAGGGACCGTCCAGGGACACCACGTTGGTGGGGATGGCGATCTTGCCGTTCACATCTACGGGGAATGGGTAGCCACATTCGGTGTTATAGGACCAACCTTCTGACTGGACAGAGTTAGTAACCTCATCCAGAATGCTGACCGCTGTAGCGATCATAGGGTTAGCGTTGTCGATACTTGTTACGGGTGACTGGCCAATCGAAGAGATGACAAGATTGACTGCAGCCAGTTTGGTTAGTTTCATTTAATTTCTAGGGAATGAGAAGCCCCGAGGGACCCGAAGGCCCCTGGGCTAAATATCAAGCAGCTTGGAAAGAACCAGCCACGGCGGTACGCAGTGAGCCTGCGCCCATGGCGAGCTTGCCCACGATCAGGTCGCCCTGATACTGGACATTGAAGTCGCCAGAAGTGGTCTGGATGGAAGGAGCAACGCTCTGCAGAACGCCAGCAGCTTCGCGATGGAACACGAGGCCAGCCAGGTTGGTGCAGTCGACTGTGTAGTCGTTGTTCTCACCAGTGACGGCGGAAGCGTTGGTGCCGTAGAGGGCAGCCAAGTTGTTGCTCTTCAGGATGCGAATACCAGCGATGCTGTAGAGGCCTTCGCCGGAGTTCATGGAACCCTGGGTGTTGCCGATCTCACGGTTGAGGATGTTTGTGTCAACGGTGGAGATCAGGCTGTAGTACTGGCGAGGGGCCAGAACAGCAACGCGGCCATCGGAAGGAGCGGAACGCTCGTCGAGGACAGCAGCAGCTTCGAAGAAGCCATCAACGATGGACTGAGCATCGAAGGTCTTACCGCCGCCGATGTTCACGTGGAAACCACCGTCTTCGCCCTGAACGGGAGCAGACTCTTCGGAAGCCTTAGCCAGCACGCGAGCAATGCGCTCATCGTAGTGTTTTGCGAGAGCTTCACCGATTTGCTTGGAAATTTCTGCTCGGGTTGAGTACTGGGCAAAGATTTCATCAAGGCTGTAGATGAACTGGCTGGCCACGAGCAGGTCGTCCATGACGATGGTCTTCTCGTTGGTCTTCAGTCCAGCGTCACCAACGATGGCCTGACCAGGCGTGTGATAGCCAGCAGCCAGCTTCGAGGTGAACAGGAACTGCTTGCTCTTACCACCACGGAGGTCGTAGTTGCGGACGAGTCCTTTGAAGATTGAAGCGTTGTTGAAAGCAGTAAATACTTCGCCACTGAACAGCTTCAGGGCTGTTGCGTAACGGGTATCGTAATCAGCTGAGCGGCTGCCACCGTTAACCTGGTTGGGCAGTTGGAAGTTAGAAATAGTCACTTGATTGAATAGTTAATGTTGACGATATGGAATGGTCAAACGTTCTAGAACTATGTAGTTAGTTTTGTCTGATTAGGCCTCAGACAAGGCGCTAGCACCTTAAGAGTTGTCCGACGTATCGGGCTCAAAAGGCGCTAATAAGTGGGAGAGGGTTTGCACCTCTCCGCCCGCTTTAACGGATCACTTGACTAGCAAGTAGCGAACACCTCTGTAGGTGAGCCACCGCCGACGCTCGGCATCCTTCTGGAGACGGACTGCGTGACGTACTTGGATTGGGGTCATGAT